TAGGACACATCGCGGAATACGCTGCCGCCGATCTTAACATTTTTCGACATGATTAACCTCCCAAAATGAGTGTTCTTGTGATGGTGTTGTGCTGTGCGTGGGCGCTCTGGACGGTCACATTCAGCCCGCCATCCTCCGCCACGGACACGCTTGCCTCGCAGCGGTTGATCTGAACGCCCGCGTCAAACAGCGTTTCGCCGTTATACACGATGTCCACCGTGGAATACTTGATGTGTGTGGCGTAGTTCTGGCCGGGGGAAACGCTGTCCCTGTAATCGTGCATTTCCCATTCCGAGCTGGATTTCTCCTTACCCACATACACCACGCCGTAACAGGTCATTTCAGCCGTGGCCGCACTCAGCGTTTCCACGGTAAAATCCGACATCAGGAACATCACGCCGTGATAGGTGTGCGCCTCGTTTTCCAGATAGGCCACGGCGGCGTAATCCCCGGTGTAGACCTCCGTCACTTCCTCAATGCAGGCGGCAATTTCCTCCGGGGGCTGCTCTACCACATTCGGCTCCGTCACATCTACCACGATCTCGTCATAGCCGTCTACTCCGGCAGGGGGCGTGTAGGTGCCGTTTTCCGTGACAGTCAGCGTCCGCAGGGTCGGGTCTACATACACATACTCCGTGTCCGCTTCCAGCGTACCCGTCTTGCCGTAGATCGTAACGCCCTTTTTGATGTTTCCCGCCACAAGGTTTGCGTCGCCTTTCACCGTTACCTCGGAAAAGCCGTCCACATCCGCGCCGGGGGAAACGGTAAATTCCTCGCCCGTGGGCGTGACCGTCACTTCTGCCAGATCAGGCTCCGTTTCCGGCACCGCCACCACCACTTGCGCCTGCTGCGTCACATCATAGGTTCCGTTCCCCGTGACGGTTTTCGACCCGCTGGGGACGATATAACCGTCAGGCACGGGGACATCCACCTGTGCGTTGGCGTACTGGCTGACATCGTGTGTTCCGTTCTCCGTGATAGCCTTTGTCCCACTGGGGGCAATATAGCCGTCAGGCACGGGGACATTCACCTGGGCGTTAGCGTACTGGCTGACATCGTGGGTTCCGTTCTTCGTGATGGCCTTTGTCCCACTGGGGACGATATAGCCGTCAGGAATGGGTACGGCCACTTCGACCTCCACCCCGGACAGCACATGGCCCTCGTCCGGCTCCACCGTGACGGTGCCGTTTTCCGTGACCTCCACGCTCTTGCTCTGCTCCGGCTTTGCGGTGTCAATGTCCACCTCCGCCTCGGCATAGTCGGTAACATCGTGGGTGCCGTTTTCTGTGATGCGCAGCGTTCCTGCGGAGGGATTCGGAACATTGACCGTTACCTTGCTCAGATACTTGCCCGCCGTCGGCGTGACTTCGCCGTTGGCGCTCACACTCTTTTCCTCGGTCTGGATGGCTCCCACCGTTACCTTGCTCAGTCCGTCGTACCCGTCGTCCGGCGTGACGCTCTGCGCCTGGGTGGTGGGCTGTGCCGTCTTTTCCTGCAGCACTGCCGGAATGTCCGCCACATTCACCGTCACTTTCGACAGTCCATCATATCCCGCGTCCGGCGTGACCTCGCCGTTGGCGCTCACGCTTTTCTCCTGCAAGGTCGGGTCAGTCTTGATGGAGCGCACCTTGCCCGGATAGCTTGCAAAGGTGTCGCCATCCGCCACCGGCTGCCCTTTCTCGATCAGGGCGGCTTTCAGATCGTCCTTTGTCGCCGCCACCTTGTTCAGCTTGTCAGCGATAGTCCCCATCAGACAACCTCCCCGTTAATGGCATCCAGCACAGCGGCGATATTGCCCAGCGCGTCACCCACGGCCTTTGCGTCCGCCGCCGCGCCCGCCACAGCTAAAGTGGCATCCACGCTGACCGCCGCGTTTTTGATCGCCTGCCGGATGTCCGCGTGGGCCTCCTCGTCCTCGTTGTGCGCGTTCACGCTGGCCTGCACCATTTCCCGCGACGCAAGAGCCGCCGGGTCTACATTGACCTGGAGCGTACCCGTGTTTGCCATTTCCAGCATACCGTAGAATGTATAGACGAAATCCGCCATTTCCCCGGTGCTGGGAATGTCCACGCCCGCGTCCGTGTCCGTCTGATACAGGGCCAGCATGGCTTCCTCGCCGCCGTCAAGCTGCGCGAATACGCCGATCTGATTCAGCGCATACCCCACGGCCTGCGGCGTGATCTGCATACTAAGCCGCTGGCCGTCCAGCGTTTCCACGCTGGACAAAATGCTGATCTCCTGTTTCTGGTTCACAAGGGCGGTCTGTACGATCAGGGCCAGTTCTTCCACCCGTCCCGTACCCGCCGCCGCCCGCGTGATCTCCAGCGTCTTTCCCGCTGTCCATCCGTTCAAAAGCTCGTTTCCCGCGTTGGTGATAACGCCTTTCCAGGACATAAGCGATTCCTCCTTTTCAAAGCATCTTTGCGGTTGCGCCGTCCGTTACACTGCTGCCCGCCCATGCGGCCATAGCGTAAGCCGTCGCGGTGCCGCCCGCGTTGTAATACTCCACGCCCTCCAGATGGGCGCTGAACCGTTTTGCGCCCGCAAGCCTGCGCTCGATCTCCGAAAGGCTCATGGCGGAAAACCGTTCCTGTTCCTCGGCGGTCATGATGTTGGCCCGCAAACGGTAATATCCCGGCTCGCCGCCGTACTCAAACCATTCCTCCACCACCGTTCCGGGCCAGATAGCGTTGGCCTGGGCCTTGACCGCGCCCAGCGTTCCCATCGTTCTTCTGACGCTCAGCGCCGTGGTGATGCATTGCCGTTTCTGCTGCACAGTGTACCCGGTGTCGTACCAGTCTACTTTCCAGCCCACGGCCAGCGCGTCCAAAACTTCCTCGCTCGCGCTGTCGATGGCGGTGTAGATTTGGCTCCGCGCGATGTACTCCATCGTCCTTTCGTGCAGCGCACCCAAGGCCCCGGAAAGGGCTTTGGCCCAGGGCTGTTCCGCCACGATGCGGGGCAGGCCGTCAGTAAGCCTTGCGTCTTTCAGGCTCTTAATCATCCTCCAGCCCTCCGTAGGTCACGCTCACGCTGGTACACTTGGGGAGCTGGATTTTGGAAACCGTGATGTCCTCCGGGGCGGTCAGCTTGACCCGCTTTGCCCCGGCTTCCCGCAGCCTGGCGATCAGCTCCGTGGGGTTAATGTCCCGGCCCAGCTTCCTTTGCCACGCCTGAAATTCCTCCACCGCCGCCGCGATTCGGCTTTGAATGTTGCCGGTGCTTTTCTGGTCGCTTTCGGCGATCCAGTAAGTCGCCTCGATGCTGTACGGGATTTCCGTCGGGGCGTTGCAGCTCACCAGATCGCACAACGGTCTGATGGTTTCGGCGCTCAAATACTCCTGCATACCTGTCAGCTCCGTTTCGTTGGGCAGCCTGAGTTCTTCCCCGTCCTCGATCACAAAGTAGACATCCACCATGTACGGCTGCGGGCTGTCAAGCTGTACATCCGCCACATCGCTGCGCCATGCCCGCGCATAGTATTCGTAAGCGTCGCGCGGCCCTGCGCTGCTGTATACGCCCGGAGCCAGATAGACGCGCCGGGTCAAGTCCTCGTCGCTTTCCGTGTCCAGGCCGCCGGTGCTTTCCGTGATGTTGACCGCCGCCGCGATATAGGGGATGGGGTCAACCAGAATATTGATCGCGCCGATCAGCAGTCCGCTGCTTCCCGTTCCGCTCTCCTGCGCCTGCACCGTCACATCCGCAAAAAGCTCTCCCTTGGAGATTTCTCCATAGGACAGGGTATTGAAATACTTTCCGTCCTGGGTCTTTACCCGCGTTCCCAGCGGGATAGCCACCGCTTCATTCCTCGCCTCCGACAGCGTAAAGCGCACCGTTGCCGTCGCCTTTGTGGGGCTTTTCCGCTGGATGCCCACCAGCGCGGCCAGATTATCCAGCGCGTCGCCCGTACTGGTCGGCAGCAGCTCCGCCCGGCCCTTTGCCTCGATGTACTGCATCGTCTGGTATTCGATCAGGCAGAACGCTTTGATAATCAGATTGATCGGGTCGGCTTCGCCCAACTCAGGCTCTTTCCCGGTCAGCTCCCGGTAAAGTCTGGTGTAATGCTCCCGTGTCAGCTCCTCCGTTTCTTGCAGTGTCATGTGTTCGATAAAGCTGATCTCCGGGCAGTTCTGTAATTCTGTGATGTTAGACAAGCTCGATCACCACCTTTGGGGTCATATTTCCGTCCGACGGATTTCCCGTCGTCCATTCCACCCGGACAACTCTTGCCCGTGGTTCATATTGCCTTGTTTTTCGCACATACTCCGCCGCAAGCAGCGCCCGCGCGTTTTCCTGCGGGCAGTCGATCACGGCGGTATCAATGCCAAATTCCCGGTCAAGGGCCTGTTCTCCCGCCTGCGTGGCGTACAGCACGCTCAGATTTCGGTATACCTCCTGTGCCGTGGTATCGTCAGCGCTCCCCGGCAGGATTTCGATAACCGGCTTTCCTGTGTTCACCATAGCCGCCTCCTTACAGGTATTCTTCGATGGTCAGGCTCACCTTGCACTCCACCATCGTTCCACCGTTTAAGACAACCGCCCATTCATCGCTGATGTCCGTGATCTTAAACGGGTTTTCCGAGATCGGGGTGCCGCCGATGATGAACCAGTCCGCCCGGTTGCTCTCCGACATATTCTGAAAGTGCTGCAGCGTGCTTCTGGGGTTTACACCGTCCTGCGCCCGCAGCAGCAGATCAAACGAATATTTGCGCAGCTTCGGCGCGACCCACTGGCTGCGGGCCTTTGCGCCCGTGCGGTTGTGTGTGGCCCACTCGCTGCCGCCCTGTCCTTTCAGGTTGCTGGGGGTCAGGATGCGCCGGTTGCTCACCGTGAATGTCCGGCCCATAAAACTTCCTACTGCCAATACTGCTCCCCCCTTACTTTACAGGCGGGCCATATCCGCCGTCGCTGTGGGTGTGGTTCGACAGGCTCACGCCGTTAATAGTGATGTCGCCCGCCGTGTTCAGGTACACGGAGCCGTCGCCGTTGATGGTGATGGTCACTTTCCCGACGGTCAGGGTAAACACGCCCGTATTCGCATCGTACCGGCTGTACGCTTGCCCCGGCTTCTCGCCAAACTCCTTGCGGTACAGTCCCTTGAACCCCTCCGCCGGTTTGTTGGTCTTGTTCCACACCGTTCCCGTTGTGGTGGCCGCCGCAGTGCCGTTGCTGTTGTGGCTCACGCTCACGATCTGTCCGATGGTGGGCATTTTATACTCGCCGTTGGACATGGCGTTGATCTGGCGCGTCACGCTCTTTCCCCGGTCAAAGTAGGTCACTTCATAGGTGCCTGCCTCATAGTCGATGGAGCTGACGCGCCCTGTTCTGTTCGTACTTTCCATTACTGCATCGCCTCCACTGACGGCTTGCTTTGGATGCCGTTACTCAGCGACAGCGCCGAGCCGCCACCGCCGCCCGCCGTTTCGCTCTCTGTTGTACAGTAGCTTGCGGGAACCCAGCCCGTCACATTCTGGCCCACGGGCAGCTTCCCGCACCTTGACGCGCTGTTGGTGATGCGGTAGCGCCCGCTGATCAGGATGCCGTCGTAGAAATAGAAAGTGCCGCTCTTGTAGCAGGCAGGGCTTCCCGCCGTGCTGGAAACATAGAACGGCGCGTTTTTCAGCGTCACGGCAGTTCCCGCCTCCGCGTTGCCCGCATTGGCCGCCGGTTCTGTCGTGGGGCTTTCCTCCTCCTGTTCGTGGTATTCGATGCTCCCGCCCACATCCCAGTGGTGGAACGCCGTACCGATGCCGCTGCACTCAAAGTCGGTGGTAAAGCCGCTCTTGGAAATTTTGTGTGTCACCTTGTCCACAAAATACTTTCCGTCCAGGCATCCGAACCCGGAAATTTCGATGTTGTTTCCCGCGCATACAAGCCAGTCTCCGTCCACGCCGAACCGCACTTTCACTGTGCCGTGGTTGGCGTTGTTCAGCTCCGCGCAGAGCTGGACGCTGGCATCGTATACGCTTGTCGCCCGGCGGTTTACACTCTTGGTGTGGCTGCCTCCGCCCACGCTGCACTCGATGTCTATATCCTTGTCCGCGTCCGTGTAGCTGAAATGGCCGCCGGTGTATGTGCCGGAAAGGGTGGTGGAGTAGCCAAAGCTCCCCGGCCTGATCTGCGAGCGTGTGAATGTCCGCACGGCCCGCTTCTCTTTGTACTTCTCCCGGTCATATACCCACAGCCGCCGGGCATATACTTTCAGGATAAGCCCGTAATTTTTGCATAACTGGTTGTAATAGCTGCTGTCCGTTCCGTCCTGTTCGTCGCACTCTATGTCGTAGTCGTCCGCGTCATAGGAGAACTCCAGTCCGTACCGTTCCGCAATGCTTTCCCCAATCTTCCTGATCGTGGTGTTTTTCCAGATGGTTTCCCGCTCCAGCTCCGAAAAGTCGCTGTCGCTGGGCTTGCTTACGCCGCCCACCTGTAAGGTCGTTGGCGCGTCGGAATAGTTTACATCGTCCAGAACGAACAGCCCGCACTCAATGATTCTGCTGTCGTCCTCCCGCTCCCAGTGCTGGCCCAGGATGCGCGGGCGCAGGGTAGCCCCCTTGTCCGGCATCCATCCGTAAAGCCACTTCCTGTCCTGGGCGTTCAGGATGATGTCAATGCTGTCGCTGTTGTCCGCCGCATTGTCCACATAGGTCAAGCTCTCGATGTCCGCCCCAACTTGCCCCGCAAAGGGATTGTTGTTGTAGCGCACATCCAGCGCAAGGCTTCTGGTCTTAATCATAGGCCGCCTCGAATTTCCACGGCGGGAGCAGTCCGTCCCGCTCGTCTGCCAGCTCCGGGGCGGCGATCTCCACCCCGGAGCCAAAAACGAATGTGCCGATATGCTGCGGGTTCGCAGCCATCAGCACATCGGCACGGTATTCACTTCCGTAAACTTCCTTGGCGATCACATCCCATGTGTCGCCGCTCTTGGTGATGTATGCCATGCCGTCCTCCTGTTAATACGCTGTCCGCGCGTATTTCCGCTGCATCTGGAGATACCAGGTTTCAAACCGGGCCTGCGCCTCTGCCAGCGCTTCTTCCACGGCGCTTCTGTCGGCGTTGCCCTGAATGATGATCTGCGGCGCAAAGCTGATGCCTCCGCCGCCGAAACCGCCGCCCTCCGGGGCGGGTATCTCTTTCAGCTCCACCGGCTTCACGCCCAGCATCCGTCCGGCCCGCGCCCAGGTGTTCAGGTTGTCCCTGCGCACACTGCGCTGGAAGCTGATAACCGCCTCCATCCCGGCCTCGCCCGCGATGCTCGGCCCATTTGTAAAGCCGCCCTTCCCCAGCATGGGGATTTCCGGGATGTTGATGGCGAACGACTTGCCGCCGATCAGCGGCACCCAGTCGGGGATGGTCAGGCCAAGGCCGTTGATGCCGGAGATCGCCTTGTTGATCAGCGAAATAACCGCATTGATCGGTGTCTTGAACAGAGCGCCCAGCGTGTCAAAGATGCCCGTAAAGATGGACTTCACGCCCTCCCACGCCTGACTCCAGTTGCCGGAGAAAACGCCGGTGATGAAATTGATAATGCCCTCAAAGATGGTTTTCACGCCCTCGATGGCATTTTTCAGCCCATCGGCAAATACGCTGAACGCCGCCAGCACCGCCGGAATCACGACCTGACCCACTTTCAGCAGCGCCGTTCCCAGCGTCTCGATGATGGGCCATACAAACTGAATGGCCTGCCCGATGATCTGGGCCACCGTCATGATCGCGGAGCCAACGCCGCTGATGATGTTGGCGATGTACGGAGCTGCCGCCGCCACGGTCTGCATGATAATGGGCAATACCGTCTGCGTGATGAAGTTGAACACATCAAGGATAATGGGTTTGACCGTATTGACAGAAAAATCCACCACCTGTTTGATAACGCCCATCACCGATTGCAGGATGGTAGTCACGCCGTCAAAGGCCGCTGCCGCATCCGGGCCGAACAGGTTTGCGATCCCCTCCCGCAGCGGTGCCAGCGCACTTGCCACGCCGCCCTCCGCGAACAGACTGTTAAAGAACTCGCCCACCTGGCCCAAGGCTCCTGTGAAGCTGTCAAACACGGCAACGCCTTGTTCACCAAAGACGCTGCCTATGATGTTACGGATGCCCTCCAGATTGTCGCCCAGGATGCTCACCACGGCGATGATGCCGGAGATCACACCCACGATGGGCAAAGCGCCGGACAACAGGCTTCCAAAGCCGCCTGCTATCGGCCCCCAAATGCTGCTCAGCACACCAGCGCCGGAGCTTGCGATGCCGCCCAGACTTCCCATCGCTCCGCCGATTGCCTGCCCGATGCCGGAATTTGCAACGCTGCCCAGCAGGCCGGATGCCCTGCCGAACAGGCCGCTTACCGCAGTACCGGCCTTGGAGTTTATGATGCTCTGGCCCACATTCCCCAGCAGGCCGCCAATGCCTGTCTTTGCCTTTCCGAACAGACCGCTTACCGCGCCCCCGGCTTTTCCAAACAGGCCGCTTACCGCGCTTCC